AGAACTTACTATCTAACGATGGTAACCCAATTTCTTGTACAGTTGGTTTCACTATGAACGGTGAAAAGATTCAAGATCTAGGTACTCCAACTGCATCAACTGATGCTGCTACTAAAGCATATGTTGACGCACAACTATCTGCAGACTTATCTTCGTTGATTACTGTTACAGATGGTTCTAACTCAACTGCACTAGGCGATGGCGACACGCTAACATTCTCTGGCACTGCTAACGAAGTTACAGTATCTGAGTCTGCTGGCACTATCACTGTTGGCTTACCTGCTACTGCTGTTACTGCTGGTTCATACGGTTCTTCAACTGCTATCCCAACATTCACAGTAGACGCAAACGGTCGTTTAACTGCTGCTGGCACAACTGCTATCAGCTCTGATATGACTATTGCGGCTGATTCAGGTTCAGATACAATCACTGTTGGTACTGATACATTTACTATCACTGGTGGTACTGGTCTGTCAACAGCAGCAACTACTGATACAATTACAGTTAACCTAGATAACTCTGGTGTAACTGCTGCATCGTACGGTTCTGCTACAGCAATTCCTGTTTTAACTATCAACGCACAAGGTCAAGTTACTGCTGCTTCAACAGCATCTGTAAGTTCTGATCTACCAGTTGCTGGTGATTCAGGCACAGGCACAATTTCTCTACTAACTGAGACATTGACTGTTGCAGGCGGCTCAAACATCACAACTTCAATGAGTGGTAACACTCTAACAGTTGCGTTAGATGCTTCTCCAAGCGTTACTGCTTTAACTACATCAGGCGACGTAACTGTTGGTGGTTCTTTGAACTCAGACGACATTACTGCTGCTACAATGACAGCATCTGGTAACGTTATTGTTCAAGGTAACTTGACTGTAAATGGTACTACAACTACTGTTAACTCAAACACTGTTAACATTGGTGACAACATGCTTGTACTAAACTCAGACGAAACTGGCACTCCATCACAGAATGGCGGTATTGAGATTGAGCGTGGTACTTCAACAAATGTTTCGTTCTACTGGGATGAATCAAACGATCGTTGGTCAACAGGCACTGAAGACTTGTATGCAGGCGGTGGCTTTACTGGTAACTTAACAGGTAACGTAACTGGTAATGTAACAGGTGACTTAACTGGTAACGCCGATACAGCAAGTGCTTGGGCAACTGCTCGTACACTAAGCCTAACTGGTGCAGTAACTGGTTCAGCTTCGGTTGACGGTTCTGGTAACGTTTCTCTAGCAACAACTGCTACAAGTGATCCAACACTAACACTAGCAGGCGATGCTTCAGGTTCAGCTACATTTACTAACCTAGGCAATGCTACACTAACTGTTACTGTTGCAGACGACTCGCACAACCACGTTGTTGGTAACATTGACGGATTGGCTGAGTATATTGCTGACACAGCAGGTGCTATGTGGTCAAGTAACACAGAATCAGGTGTTTCGGTAACTTATGATGATACTGATAATACTCTTGATATCAACGTAAATGATCCAACAATTACGTTAACTGGCGATGTTAGCGGTTCTGCTACAATGACTAACCTAGGTAATGTAAGCATTACTGCTACTGTTGCAGACGATTCGCACAACCACATTATTGGTAACGTAGATGGTTTGCAAGCAGCACTTGATGGTAAGTTGGCAACAACTCACGATATGTCATTGACATTATCTGGCGATGCTTCAGGTTCTGCTACATTCACTGACATGGGCAATGCTACATTGTCGGTTACAGTAGCTAACGACAGCCACACACACGATGGACGTTACTACACCGAGTCAGAGCTTGGTGCAAATGGTACATCTAACACTACTTCTGGTGCATACAAGATTGGTACTTACGATGAGTTTGGTAATTCAAATTCAACTAACGTACAAGACGTACTTGATGACTTAGATGCTGCAATCTCAACAGTTGCAGGTAAAGATCCAACACTAACACTAGCAGGTGATGCTTCTGGTAGTGCAACGTTCACTAACTTGGGTAACGCTACACTAACTGTTGCTGTTGCTAACGACAGTCACACACACGACGGTCGTTACTACACTGAGTCAGAAGTCGATACCTTGTTAGCAAACAACGCTTCAGCATCAACCACTTACACTGATACAGCAATCTCTAACTTGATTGGTGGTGCTCCAGCAGCGTTGGATACACTGAACGAACTTGCTGCTGCAATTAATGATGATGCTTCTTATGCTGCATCAGTTACAACTGCTCTTGGCGGCAAAGTTGGCACAAGTTCAGCACAGGCACTAGGTTCTGCAGCAAACGTAATGACAGTAAGCAATGCTACTATCACACTAGCACGTGGCGATGGTACTACTGACCAGGTTACAGTTAATAACGTTGCTAACGCTAACGCTTGTTCAGGTAACGCAGCAACAGCGACTACAGCAACTAATGCTAACAACCTGTACATCAACAACGATGACACTGGTGATACTAACTGCCCAATCTTGTTCTCAGCTAATACAACTGCTGGCTACAAGGCAGTGTACGAAGATAGTGCTTTCTACTTTGACAACACTAACAACACTTTGTACGCAACATTGTTCTCTGGTACAGCAACAGCCGCTCGCTACGCTGACTTGGCAGAAAAATATGCCGCAGACGGTGATATTGAGCCAGGTACAGTTGTATGCTTTGGTGGTGATGCAGAAGTTCAAGTTTGTGATCACGATATGGATCGCAAGGTTGCAGGTGTTGTTTCTACTGATCCAGCATACATGATGAACTCAGACGCAGAAGGTGTTTATGTAGCACTAACTGGTCGCGTTCCATGTAAGGTTGTTGGTCCAGTACGTAAGGGTGATATGATGGTAAGTGCAGGCAATGGTGCAGCACGTGCCGAAGAAAACCCAGTACTAGGTTCAGTAATTGGTAAGGCACTAGAAAACTTTGATGGCGAAGAAGGCGTTATTGAAGTTGTTGTAGGTCGCTTATAATCCCTTAGGGTTATAATACCAAAAAAGAAAGGGCGTTTAACGCCCTTTCTTTTTGACTGAAATTTCTAGTCCCATGACCAGATAAATATGTAAAAAGGTAAAGAATATAATGGGCTTAACTAGACCGCGACTTGGGCAAATGCAAACAACAACGTCGGCATTCGACGATCCAGTTATTGTATTGAATAATAATGCCAGTTCTGGAATCAATAATACTAAAGATATCGGTATTGCGTTTGAACGCGGTGGCGATCAGAATCAGGTCTTTTTATGGGACGAATCAGCTGATGAATTTGTTCTAGCCAGTTCAAACGAACAAGGAAATACCGCCGGAGATGTAACACTCATTGGTTATGCTAATCTGCATATTAATAATTTAGTTGCAGAAGGTAGCATTACAATGAAAGGTAATGTTGTACTTGGTGATGCAGTAACAGACACAGTTACATTCAACGGAGCATATACATTTCCTAGTGCTGACGGAAATGCTAATCAAGTACTAGCAACAGACGGTGCTGGCAACTTGAGTTTTGTTAATGTAGCTACAACATTAGATGCTGTTACTACTAATGGTGCTACAACATCAAACGCTATTAGTACTGGCGCTATTACAGTTAGCGGCAACATTGTTCCGAGCGCAAATGAAACATATAGCTTAGGTACAGCAGAAAATAGATTCTCTACATTACACGTTGCTCAAAGCACAGTATATTTAGGTGAAACAGCACTTAGCATTGTTAGTGGAGAGTTATATGTAGACGGAAACCCTGTTGCTGGCGCAGGCGATGCTTGGCCTGGCTACGACGGCAACTACGACTTAGCCAAGTCATTAACACAAACAACTTCTGAAACTCCGTTTGAAGAAGGCGGCGAAGATCCGTTTGGTGTTGTATTAACACTCGTATTTGATAATATGGACCCAGGTGGACAAGTTATTACATATGATTTAGCTGACACATATAATAGCGGAACAGCAGCCGGAAGTCCAGAGGCCTACCTAGGCGCATAAATATAGATATTAAACAGGATTAGGAAATGCCTACAGTACTACAATTAAGACGCGGAACAACTGCCCAAAATAATGCGTTTACTGGGTCTGCTGGTGAACTTACGTTCAATACAACAACGGGTGCAATTAGGGCGCACGATGGCACAACTGATGGCGGCCATGAGATGCTTAGAGCAGATATGTCAAATGCAACGTCAACCACTGATGACTATATCACTAATGTAGTTTCGGATAGCGTAATTGATGGCGGTACCTATTAATGCAGGAAGCGTACAGGGCGGATTACGATGGCGAATTTGTAATTACTAGCGTAAAAGTTGTCAATGGACGTAAGCAACAAGAACGAGAGTTTGTTGACAATCCATTGAAGCTCAACTCAATTTCCGGCCGTGCTGTTTGTGTAAGTAATGGCATTTCGGGCACTCGTTTTCAGCTAAACAGATTAATGAATTATCATGGTTTATTAAACACACTCACATTAAATGTTTACACAACCGGCGATCTTTATAAAAAACTGCATGCTAACTTTCATGTAACTTTTAATAAAGATGATCTCGATTATCTAGTAGAACAAAAATTAACAGAACAAATTATGGTTTATACTAGTACAACCAATTGTCTTAAAACACCCGGGGAATTCTTTATCATTCCATACGGATTTAAAAGTACAAACGAAGCGGTAGCAGCATATCTAGCTGCGTTCGACGGCCATCAAGAAGTATTCTTAGTAGGATACGACGAATATACAGCAGATGGGTTAACTCGCAGAACAAAAATGATTGCATCTTTGCTGCCAGTGTTTTCTGCTTACTCAGATATTAAATTTTATCATGTTATTGACCAAGGAACTATTCCAACTGAATGGCTACCATATAGAAATGTTAAAGAAATGCAAGTAAGACAGTTTATTAGCTACTGTGATATTTCGTGAGTATGAAGTTGTTCAATGGTCGTGATTTTGTTATAAACATCATTGACATTAATAGTCGCCCATAATCCTGGATGCAACGGTTTTGGAATTGTCCCACGATCAAGCCAAGCATATCCTAGATGTTCGTTGTTAAGTTTTGGTATAAATTCTTGATTAACTAAACAAAAAAACGTGTGATATATAAAATGTCCACCTGGACCTGTAAACTGTTCTATTGGTACTAGTTTAATATATTCCGGTAAACTGCCTATTTCTTCGGTGCATTCTCGGGTAATAGTGTCTAATAAAGTTTCATTACCTTCAACTTTGCCGCCTGGCAACCCCCAACAGTAGGGGTGTTTAGGATCGTTACGCATTAGGTATAGATACCTCTGGGTGCAATAAGAATAAAACCAAACACCGACTGCGTTTAAATCACCAACGACCACTTGCCCCCCGCATATAATCCTTCATAACTTCTAATCCATTCAGACCCTGACCATTTATACTGTAAGCTGGTTGTTAAATTAGTTACATATTCTGTAGATTCATATGAGTTAGCGTTAAAAACAACTTCCCAGCTTATGCCATTGAACTGAATTATGTCGTTCTTGTTAGCAACTAATTCAATGTCATTTGTACCACTCCAGGCAGTTGACATCGGCGACACGCTAGAACCATCAGGATTCCACTCGTCGTTGCTATAACCAATGCTTTCGGTTAACAAATATCGTTGCCCAGACGCTGCGTCAGGTAGTCCTACTCCTGGTCCACTTCTCAACGGATCGATAACAGCGTTAATAGGAGCCAATGTATTTGATGGTATGGTATCTGCATCAACAGTGAACAACATTATGCGATCATCAGTAGGATGGTATGCAACGGTTCCGATAATTTCTATATTATTAATATCGTCTTCTAATCGAATTTGGCTAATTCCGTCACGCAGTTTTCCATATTCTTCTACCACTGCATGCCAAAGTACATTACTGTCATCTTGTGTAGATAAATTCCCTAAATTAGTATTTGGCTCGTCCACTGCGCTGGATTTTAAAATTTGTAATTGATTTCCAATTAATAAAACCTTGTACCCATGTGGAGTGACTTGCAATCGAGTGCCTAATAATAAATCATCATTATCAAGCGCACGTAATGCATCTCCATTGGAATCATACATATTAGCGATAACCTTATGAATAACTCCTAGCTTAGTAATTTTAGCAGGTGGCGAAAGCCATATCGGAAGTGTGAATCTTAAAGTTGCAACATCAATTGGTTCATCAGTACCAACTGGTATAGTTCGAGAACTATAGTTAACATCATTTAACTCAACAACACTTAGACTAGTCCAGTCAATATAATTGTCTGTGCTTTGAAGTTCAAGTGCTGGATTAAACATAGTTAAAATTTGTTCAAGTAGCTGCAATTTTTGTTGAGTATTTGAAGTCCATATGTCTAGCGATATAGATAAATCGTACGGAACCGGCATTATTCTTTGTACAGTAAATGCATTTCCTTGTGTAGTTTCGTATGTTTCGGAATCTTGATCCCATGATCGCTGACGTACATGCACTTTACTCACATGATACGGTTCTTGCACGCGGCTCCGAGCATAGTTAAGATTTGAAATATAAAAAGACATTAACGGAGCTGTTGGCATATTATTAGCACTATTATTTTGAATGATAGTTTGCGCTTGCCGTGATGCGTTACCGTATCTAACTGGAACAGTTAATAAAGTAGGGGTTCCGTCATCTGATTTCCCGTACTCGACTTGAAATCCAGAAAAGATTCTAGTAAACTGTAATAAAAATCTACGTATCTGCTCGTCATAAAAAAATTGTACGGCCATTAGTTATCTGCCTCTGGTTTTAAAAGATCGCTTAAACTTTGACGCGAAGGAATTAACCCTCGATCTGTAGTCTGAACAGTATCGGTGTTATTAAAGAAGCCGCTGCGTAATGTGTTAGCGTCACTATTTAAATAATCGAGCTCGGTTCTTACATTATCTTCCACTTTCACCCAACGTGCTCCGTCGTATCTAAATAGCCTGTTTGGATGATAATCCAAACGTAAACAATAATCACCTACCATTGGATTAACAGGGAACGAAACCCCAGGTGTCACTGGCAACCCGTTTGGTGGCATATTGTTCCCTGTTAGGTATCCAACTAAGTACCCGTCGGATTCTGGTGCTACACGGCTACGATCAGCCCTTACAACAGATAAATCGGCAGTTAACTGATTACTGTCGGCACTTATACCTGTGCCATCTTCTGGTTCGCCGTCACTTCCGTACGGAGCAACATAGAACTTACTAACATCATATCCGCTTAGCGGTACTTCTACTTCTGCTTGGGCAACAATCTTATTGTTAATGTCTCTATCTTTATTATATGTAGTTAAATAATCAGTTAAGTCGCCAGTTTCTTCGCCTTTTTCGTTTGTAAAGCCATCAATGATTTCTTTGTATTCTTGCGCACCAACCAATGGTACAGCTTTAACCCGCCAAATATGCGGCATCCAGGTTTTTGAAAACCCCTCGCTTGCAAATGAAGCATCTTGAATAACATATAATTTTGGTAATGCTATTGGAATATCGGGGTTTAGTGGATGATAATCTTTTAAATTTGGTAATTCTAATACATCGCCTGACATTAATTTACGTCCTAATGTGTCAATCATGTCGTTATAATGAAAGGTAATAAAAAGCGTATCATTTTGAATGAATAACCCAAATTGACTTAAATTAAAATCTAAATCTTGAACTTGATATACACCTCTTAATCTATAGATATTATCTTCATAATGTCTATCTCTATTTTCTAATAAAAAAAGATCTTCGATAAACAGAGGATTTGATTCGTTATATACAGGTTTAGTAACATCATAATTAGATGATTGGGTACTGTAATCACCCCCTACTTTAGGACCTGCATATTTGTGAATATAAATATCAAGACCGCCAACGGTATATTGTTCGCTAATTACACGATCTAAATATTTGTAATCGTTTCTTTTTTCTGGCGACCATAAACTTAATCTTGGCATAATAAAAATTCTTTATGTGTTGTAAATTTACCACAATAAGTCTATTTTATGGACTCGCGGCAAATTTTTATGTATTTATCCGTTCTGATCAGGTTGACAACACAGACACAGACGCTATAATAAGCAGATACTAACAAATAGGAGTTAGCAATGGCCCGTAAGCCTCAAAGCAACAAAATTAAGGCAGCAGCCGCAGAAGCCAAATATGTAGGACAAGAGCCTACTTGGGCAGAACAGCCTGCTGAAGAAAGTCGCACATCGGCACTAGTTACTGCTATGAACTGGTACAACTATACTTGTGATAGCAAACAAGCCAAGCAGATGATGCTGGATTACTTCAAAGAGCAAGGTAAAGCCGATGCTTATAAAGTGATCAAAGGCACCGCAGATGCAAAGCTCACTAACACAGTAGGTTGGTTGTGTCGTATGAGCAATCAAGGGCTAGAGCTTAACGAAAACGAAGTTGAACGCATCAATTTCGAAGTAGAACGTCACGTAAACGATGTTCCAGAAGCAGAAGAAGCAGAGGAAGAAGCAAAGCCTAAGGGTCCGACTATTCAGGAACGTATGCTTGAGAAGGCAAATGAAGCAGCGGGAGAGCTAGAAGGATTTCTAGACAACTTTATTCTCAATGGATGCAAGCCGGTTAAGGGCGAAAATCCTATCGATGTACTAAAAGTTGCTAACATTCTGCCGCAGCATATTTCAGTAATCACTGATGTATGGGAATCAAAGCTCGCTGAATTTCGTGCAGCACACGATGGTGACGAAGAAATTGCTGAATATTATGCTAATTACGGCAAGATTGAACTGCGCAACCTTGTAAAGTTTGCTGAGCAAGTAATTGCTGATGCGTTGAGTTACGTACAGTTTAAGAAAGTCGCTAAGACTCCACGCCGTAAGAAGCCAGTGCCACCGGAGAAGGTAGTAGCAAAACTCAAGTACCAGAAGGAATTTGGCGATATCAAGTCAGAAAAGCCAGTGAAGATACTTGGTGCTAAAGAAATGTTTGTGTACAACACCAAAAACCGCAAACTACAGTACTACATAGCAGACCAGCACTCAGGTGGATTATACGTGAAGAACAATGCTATTATTGGTTATGACCCGACGCAAAGCGTTATGAAGACGCTCCGTAAACCTGATGAGCAGATTAAAGAGCTTTCCAAAGCAAGTAAACCTAACAGTCGTAAGTTCTTTAAGGATATTAAGGCAGTAGAAGCCAAGCTAAATGGACGGTTTAATGAGAATCTGGTCATCCTCCGAGTACATTGATGGTTGACTATTCAACAACTAATCCGGTTATTGTTCATTTTCCAAGACTCGCAGGCGGAAAGTTTGTAATTAATTGTTTAGGATTAAGCAAACATGCATCATTACAAAACCCAACAGTAGCAAAATATTTAATAGAGCACCCAGATGATTACGAGTATCGGTATCAATGTGTGCTACACACATTACCTCCAAAAGAAGATACCAAAAACTGGATTCAGAAGTATGAGTTTGGTGATAAGCAATGCTACGGAAATGATTTTAGTTTGTGGGAAGCAGGCAACAAGCCTACTAATCCAACTAAATTAGTTAAACAGTTATCGGTTGGGTCTCAACGATTTTTTATTACTGCGCATGGTGGAACTCCGGAGGTTAGAAATTATCTAAGCGTTTGGCCAAATGCAAGTATTATTATTTTATATAATAGCGAAAAATTTCGATCCATTGCTGCAAAAATCAAGACCAACCAGGTGTTTGATCACGGATTATATACAAAAGAAAAATACCAATCATTAGCTGGCATGTCGTGGCCAATGTGGGAGTCTTTTGAGGATTGCTTATATAATATCAATTGTCTGGGAGATAATTTTAGTCAAGATATTAAGAACGAAATTGGACAATTTTACGATTGGAATACTATTACTAATAATGTTATTGGGTTTAATGTTGACCAGTCTATGTTTGACAAATCAGAATTTGTAGCTAGTATAAAAAAATTATACGATAGCTTTAACTTTGACGACTTTGATGAAAAATTAATAACTAAATTTTGGAAGTCGTACATTGCCCTTCATGTTTAGAATACACTAAATAGTGTATAAGGACGGAAAGGTATATGGCTGCAAGTTTAGACACTCTAAAACAAGATCTCTTTAAATATGTAGGATTAAGATTAGGCGATGGCATCATTGACATTGAGCTTGATCCAGAGCACTACGAGATAGCATACCAAGAAGCACTTGGTATTTTTAGACAACGTTCGCAAGCTAGCACGGAAGAGAGCTATGCGTTTTTAACACTCCAGGAAGGGCAGGATACTTACACATTACCACAAGAGGTAACACATGTCCGTCAAATTTTCAGACGCACTCTGGGGGACGCTACTGGCCCTTATAGTAGTAGCTTTGACCCATTTTCTCAGGCTACTCTCAACGTCTACCTTCTAAACTATACTTACGCAGGCGGACTGGCCACATTTGAAATGTACTCGCAGTATGTCGAACTTGCGATGCGTATGTTTGGCGGGTTTATGAACTACACGTTTAACCCTGTAACAAAAGAACTTCGTGTTGTGCGTGATCCAAAAGGCACAGGTGAAGAAATTTTACTATGGGTGTTTAATGCCAAGCCTGAGGTAACATTACTACAGGACTATCAAACTTCACAGTGGATTAAAGACTTTACTACCGCTTCTGCTAAAGTTATTATCGGACAAGCACGTGAGAAGTTTGCTTCAATTGCCGGACCCGGCGGCGGCTCCCCTCTTAATGGTTCTCAAATGAAGCAAGAAGGTATGGCCGAAAAGCAAGCATTGCTTGATGACTTACGCAACTATGTAGATGGTTCGCAGCCTTTGTCGTGGATTATTGGCTAATGCGAGCAAGCGAGTTCATTCCAGAACACGAAATGGTTTGGAGTCGAACCAGTAACAAACCAAAACTTAAATGGCGTTGCACACATGGCATTCGCAAAGGTCGAATTGTGCCTAACGCAAGCGACTGTGGAAAATCAATTGACACTAAACGCAGGGAACAGATGCGTAGAACACGTGCCAAAACTCCAGCATTTCAAAAGGTCCGAGCCAAAAAAACTAAAAAAACTAGTGTTGCTAGTAGACTGTTAACTAGATTAAACAAACAACGTAAAACATAATTACATTTATCATGAAAGTAACCCTCGGATACGTTGAATTCTACATAACCAACGTCTGTAATTTTAATTGCGACCAATGTAATAGATTGAACAATTATAGGTTTTCTGGACATCAAAAATGGAGTGAGCTGAAAGACATCTATTCACAATGGAGTACGCTCATTGATATTAATTACATTGCTGTTATTGGTGGCGAACCAACTTTAAATCCAGATTTAAAAAATTGGTTAATAGGCATACGAGAATTATGGCCAGATACTCCAATTGAGTTAATTACCAATGGATCTAGATTAGTCCATACGCCGTGGTTATATGAAGTCTTGCACAAATATAAAATTGATGTAATTGTATCTACACATAATATTTCTAGAACAATTGAGTTAGCTAATGTTGTTGAAGAAATGTTAGACAATCCTAAAACTACGTTTTTTAAAGGAACAATAAATCACGTTGAGTATAACGGCGAAGAATCATGGGACAAGGAGTACAATATAGTTAAAGGTGAGCATTGGCCAGAATGTAAAACGTTTGAAGATTTTATTAATTTACCAGACAATATTAGAAATGAATGTATAAGCGTGCATAATATTTCCCCACAGCCGTTGTTTACTGATAGTAATGGAGTAAAAGTTAGGTTTCAACATGACAATCAGTTTATTACTGCGCCACTAAAATATGCCGGGAATAATCAATTTCAAGTTTATAATAACGATCTAAACGCAGCTCACGATGTTTGTATATCAAAAACCTGCCATCATTTTATTCGTGGAAAATTGTACAAGTGTCATCATGTGCCTTTACTTCTAGAATTTATGGAGCAGTATCAAGTAAATCTATCCAAGTCAGATACACAGTTATTAAAAAATTACGCCCCTGCAACAGTTGGTATGGATATCAATAACATTAAACAGTTTATTGATAATTTAGAAAATGCTATTCCACAATGTAAATTGTGTCCCGCAAAAGAGGATTTAAAAACAGTACTAATTCACGCAGATAATGTTAAACCTAAAATATTAAAATTACCGTTGACAACTCCGTAACCTTCTACTATAATACTACTATGGACTTAATGCTGGACATAGAAACGCTTGGATCTGCACCTGATTCTGTAATCTTAAACATTGCAGCGTGTGCGTTTGATCCATTCTCTGATACAATATATGATCAACACGCAATGTATCGTCGCATTGATACAGAGTGTCAAGATGATCGCAGCATTGACGATCTAACTGTTGAATGGTGGGCAAAACAAGGCGAGTTAGCACAGGCGGAAGCATTTGGCGATGAGGATCGTGTGCCGTTAAAAGACGCACTAGATGAACTCAAAGGGCTAATGTGGCACGCAGAACGCATTTGGGCTAACGGTATTGCGTTTGATATGACTATTATAGAACACGCATTTAAGAGTTATGATATGCCAATTCCGTGGCAGTATTACAAAGTAATGGATGCTCGTACGGTGTATAAAATGAGTCCAGATCGTGAGAAGTTAGGTAATAGCCACCACGCTTTTGAAGATGTTATTCTACAAATTGGGTTATTACAACGTACTTTAAAGAAACTCAATGTATCAAGTCTAGCATGAACTTAGAGCAATGGGCAAAGTGTACAACCTGCATGGCATATGTTGCGGTAGCAACCGTGCTTTTATTTGTTCTTGTAAAATATTTTTGGGTGTTTATAGAACTACTTAGAAGTCTCTAATTAAATCACCTTGCTTCCACGGCAGTTCTTGCTTGTCTATTTCAACAACACAATTTAAACAAATACTACGCAGGTTTGTGATAGTAGCGTCATTTAAGTCTCCGTTGATGTGAAAAACAACAATCTGAGATGGATATTTTGCACGAAATCCGCAACGATCGCAGGTAGCTTTTTGTTTATAACCCTTTTGCTTCCACCTTGGAACGTAAGGTTTTTTCCTTCTATTTAAGCCGTTACATTGGTTACAGCGCGAACGATAGTGGGTTATACCGTTTTTGACATAATTTACAGCGCAAGGTTGCTTTTCGCACACCGAACATAGTGGTCTTTCCATATATTTACTTATATAAGGCCTTTGCCAAGGTCTGATAATCAGCTGATTTATAGTGAAACTAATAAATAGATATAACAACATTTATTAATGAGGAAATCAATATGGCACTAGTTTCACCAGGCGTTGAAGTTTCAATTGTCGATGAAAGCAATTACCGTTCCGCTATTACTAACAGCGTTCCTTTTATTTTGATTGCAACAGCACAAAATAAAGTCACCGCTTCAGGAACTGGTGTTGCATCCGGCACAACCGCAACCAACGCTAACAAAGTTTATTTAATTTCAAGTCAACGCGAACTTGTTAATACTTTCGGTAACCCATTCTTTTATAACACCACATCCGGCACTCCAATTAATGGATACGAATTAAATGAATACGGCCTAATGGCAGCATATTCGGTGTTAGGTGTGAGCAATCGCGCATACGTTCAGCGTGTTGACATTGACTTGTCTGAACTAGCAGCGAGCGTATCTCGACCATCTGGTACTCCAGCAAACAATACTTGGTGGGTAGATACAAATAATACAGTATGGGGTATTTTTGAGTGGAGTTATACAACAAATTCATTTGTGAATAAAACTCCGATTGTAATTACTAACACTGACGACCTAACTGGATCAGTGCCAAAATCAAGTGTTGGCGCAGTTGGATCATATGCTGTAGTAACAACTAATGTTAATAATCCTGTATATTACAAGAATCGTAGTAATAACTGGGTATTAATTGGATCTGATGATTGGAAAAACAGCTGGCCAACTATTATAGGTACAGAAACAAATCCAACAATCACAGCAGGTACTTTGATACTTAATAGCACAAGTATTCCAGTTACTGGCGGAGCATTATCGACACTAGTTAGCGACATTAATACCCATGGGCCAACTGGTATTAGTGCAGCCGCAGTAAATGGAAAATTAGAAATTTATGCTGAAACTGGTGCTGGATCTGATGACAGTTCTGATGATGTAAGCATTGTCATCGACGCTGCTAGTACGTCTGCTACATTAACATCAGCAGGATTAACTGCCGGAACTTATTACGGTCCTTTACTACAACAGAGTGCGCACACAAGTATCCCACGCTGGAGAAGCACAGATTCTGTACCACGTCCAACAGGTAGTGTATGGGTTAAGACTACTAGTGTTAACCAAGGTCTTAATTTATCAGTTAAAAGATACTCATCTACTACTGGATTATTTGTTGCTCAGAGCTGCCCTGTATACGATGATGACCAATCTGCTATCTACAATTTAGATCCAAGCAATGGGGGATTTTCGATTGCGCAAGGTAGTACATATGCTCAATACGATATCAATGCTAATCGTACAGCTACCTTAAAGATTTTTGAACGTATTTCAAGTGGCGCAACTACTATCACTGGTAATACCACTTCGCCATCATTTACTAATGGCGACGCATTTACTATTTCTGTTAGTCATAAAGGCGACGAGCCAATGGCAACACCAGTTGCATGTACATTAGGTGGAACTACTGCTGAAGATTTTGTTGCTGCGGTACTAAGCTCGCAATTTACTAATATTTCGGCACAAGTGCTTTCCACTGGCGCAGTTCAAATTTCGCACACCGAAGGTGGTGTAATCCATATCATTGAAACAACTGGTACTCCGTTTGCCGATGCTGGATTTGCAACAACAGTCGATGGCGTGCGTAATAGAATTGTTGACGGCGCAAATGAAGGTTTAATTTTGTCTAATTGGATTCCTTTAGAAGATCCAGACGGAACTAGCTATACTGCTAGCGGCACCCAGCCAGGTACTGATCCAACAGACGGCACTTATTGGTATTATAGTACAATCGATGAAGTTGACATTATGATTCACGACGGTATTGGCTGGAAAGGATACCAAAATGTTTCAAATGATGTTCGTGGCTTTGACTTAACTGCTACCAGTCCTGCAGGACCGTTAGTTAGTGCAAGCGAACCAACTACTCAAAGCGACGGCTCTGCCCTAGTCTATGGCGACTTATGGATTGATACATCTGATTTAGAAAATTATCCAGTGATCAAACGTTTTGAAAGTGTTAACAGCACAGATACATGGGTAACACTAGATACTTCGGATCAAACCACAGAAAACGGCGTATTATTTGCTGACGCACGTTGGGCAACTAGTGGATCAGTTGATCCAATTACTGATGATATTCCAACTATTACATCATTGCTAACTAGCAACTACACAGATCTTGACTGCCCAAGTTCAAGTTTATATCCAGCAGGTACTTTGCTGTTTAACACTCGACGTTCAGGCTATAATGTTAAGAAATGGGTTGTTAATTACTTCAACGCAAGCGACTTTGAAGGATCACTTCCGACCCAGAAGAGTACTTGGGTTACTGCAAGTGGACTAAGAAACGACGGCTCAGCGTACATGGGACGCCAAGCACAGCGCCGTATGGTTGTACAGGCAATGCAAAGTGGTATTGATGCTAATACAGAGATTCGCGAAGAACAGCGTCAATACAATATCATTGCTGCACCAGGCTATCCGGAGTTAGTGCCAAACATGGTTGCTCTTAACAATGATCGCAACAATACAGCATTCATTGTTGGTGATACTCCAATGCGCTTGTCAGATGCAGGCAACGATTTAATTAATTGGGCAACTAACAATTCCGGCGAAGGGTTAAGTACCGGTGACGGATTACTAAACAATGACCCTTACTTAGGTGCATTTTACCCATCGGGACAAACTAACGATTTGAGTGGTAACACAATTGTCGTACCAGCAAGTCATATGATGTTACGTACATTAATTCGCAATGATGAAATTGGATATCCGTGGTTAGCACCAGCTGGTACACGCCGCGGCACAATCGATAACGTCAGCTCATTAGGCTACATTAACGCATCAACTGGTGAATATAAGCAGATTGCAAATAGAGAATCAGTTCGCGACACGTTGTACGAAAATAATGTTAATCCGTTAACATTCATTCCTGGAACTGGATTAGTAAACTACGGCAATAAGACTACCGAAAGCGGCACGGCATTAGATCGTATTAATGTTGCTCGATTGGTTGCTTATGTTCGCGGGCAAGTTGAATCAATTGCTAAAGGCTTCTTATTTGAACCAAATGATAAGCTAACACGCGATGAAATTAAGAACCAAATCGAAGGACTAATGAATGATCTAGTTGCAAAACGTGGTATTTACGATTATCTAGTGGTATGTGATGAATCGAATAATACACCTTCGAGAATTGATCGCAATGAACTGTATGTTGATATTGCGATTGAACCTGTTAAGGCTGTTGAATTTGTATACATTCCGGTTCGTATTAAAAATACAGGCGACATCGCAGCAGGATTATAATATAAATTAATATTATAAGTTCAAAGGGGGTCTAGAGACCCCCTTTTTTTGTCTTCGTCAATATGATAAATATTACTAAACAAACTTTTTAGGAGAAACATATTATGGCAGTTTCATCATTGACTAGAATGACAGTACCGTTGTCTGGAGATCAAAGTTCTTCGACTCAAGGTCTGTTAATGCCAAAGCTAAAGTATCGCTTTCGTGTTACTTTTGAGAACTTTGGTGTAAGTACACCACGCACAGAGTTAACAAAACAAGTTATTAATTTTAATCGCCCACAAGTATCATTTGCAAATACTGACATTCATATCTATAATTCTGTTGTTAGATTAGCTGGTAAGCATGAATGGTCGGATACATCAGTGAGCTTGCGCGATGACGCATCTGGCAATGTTGCCAAGCTAGTTGGCGAGCAATTACAGAAGCAGTTTGACTTCATGGAAATGAGCTCAGCAGCATCAGGTATTGATTATAAATTTATTACACGTTGCGAAATCTTAGATGGCGGCAACGGCGCTAACGAACCGACAGTTTTAGAAACTTGGGAACTATACGGCTGTTATTTGCAGGCTGCTAATTACCAGTCACTAGAATATAGTTCAAGCGACCCTGTTCAAGTTGATTTAACAATTCGCTTTGATAATGCTTTACAAACCCCAATTGGTAACGGCCTTGGCGCAACTGTAGGACGTACATTAGGTGAAGTAATCACTGGTTAATAAAGAATGGGATTTGGTAGCACCTTAGGTAATCTATTCAGTGGATTCACCGACGGATTAGTCGAAGGTTTAGTTGGCACAGAGTATGTTAAAGATTACAAACATGCTAGTAATACTTTTCGCTCTGACGGCTATGCGTTGGCTCCGCAACCAAAATTCCTATTTCATGTTTATTTTAATTTAAACGGAGCGATTCCTGGTTTAAATGTAAATGGAACTGAAAACGCCCAAGTTGGGATGATGGTTAAAGGCGTGAGTCTACCATCGTTTTCTATTGAAACTGCTGAGTTGAACCAGTATAATCGCAAACGCTATGTACAAAAAAAGATAACGTACGATCCTGTCAGAATCACATTACATGATGACGGCAGTGATCTAGTACGTACAATGTGGTATAATTATTTTCAATACTACTATAATGATCCAAAGCATATGTACGAAGGTATTGGCACAGATACTTCTACTGGATTGCAGAACGGCCCGTTTGATTATAATAAACGCGATATTTACGATAACTTTAGAAGTGTAAATGATTGGGGATTTAACGGCCAAGGTATCAACGGTGAGTATAAACCAAACTTTTTTAGAGATATAAAAATATACGGATTAAACAGAGGAAACTTTGTTTCATATACTTTAATTAATCCAATGATTGTTAAATGGGAACATGACTCATTTGACACCAGCGATACTGGCGGCGTAATGCAACATCAAATGGTGGTAAAATACGAAACTGTTAAATATCACCATGGAAAAATTGGGTCCGCAGGCGGCGAGGTCAAAGGCTGGGGCGAAGTTGGCTATGATCATTCTAAGAGCAAACTTTCAAAGGCAGGGAGTACTACTTCTATCTTTGGGCAAGGTGGATTACTCGATGCCGGAGATAGCATTATGTCTGATTTAACTAATGGAAATATCTTAGGAGCTGCTTTAACAGCAGGAAGATCTTACAATACATGGAAAGATGCTGACATTGGTAGTGTATTAGCTGACGAAGGTATCCAGCAAGTGATTACACAAGGAACTATTGCAGCACGTAGCCAACCGGTTGCTAATTCTGTGAATAATTTTAATTTTTTAAAACCTCCAGCAGGAACCAGTACACTTAACGGTGCAACAACCGCAACAAATGGTGGATTCACCAGCGTTTTAGGGTCGCTAAATCCATTTGCATCGCCAGTTAATACTGATAGTGCAAACACCGGTTATACATCAGTAGCTAAGCCATGGAATAACCCTAATGCACAACCACAAGATACTACTTTACGAACAACAACTATCCCAGGCGATGTGTCGAGTAACGGAAGTGTAATTAACCGTCCAAGTTCAGGAACTACATATAATCCATTAGGAGACGAATAATGAGTAGTGTTAATGTTGAAAGATCTGATCGCAATACAAAAATCATTGACAAACTCTATAAAAAAGAACTAGTAGTATCAACGCAGGATTACGACCTTGCTATTTCTTTTTTTAAAGGTGTAATGGCCGATCCTGATATGGCTACACATTTTGCTGCTACTTTATTCCAAATAGCACAAGATACTGGCATCGCAGCCAGAACCTTTCTTGAAAATATTAAGAATCAAAATGCAATGGAACTTAATGCAACGTTTTCGTATTACTTAAACGGAGCAAGATCGAATTCAACTCTATTAGGTATTTCATCAATTATTACCAGCAATTATTACGCAGCACGCAACGTGGTGGCTTAAATGCCAAGAAAGACAAATTTTTCTCAAGGACCTTACCATATCCGTAACACCAACAAGTATGTTGGTAAAGGAACTCCTAGATATAGAAGTTCGTGGGAATTAGCATTTATGAATTTCTGCGATAATAATGAACACATTCTACAATGGGCAAGCGAAAGTATTTCTATACCCTATAGACATCCGCTAACAGGAAAACAAACTATTTACGTACCGGATTTTTTTGTTGTCTATAGAACTAAAAATAATAAACAAGTTGCAGAAGTTATTGAAATTAAGCCTAAAGGACAATCAATGCTTACTGAAAAACAAAATCCGCAGCAACGTGCTACAGTTGCAGTCAATTATGCTAAATGGGAAGCAGCTCAGGCTTGGTGCAAACGCCAAGGACTTGTATTTAGAGTTATTACAGAAGATCAAATCTTTCGTAAGTAAGATATTCTTAAATAACTACTTGTATGCGTTTCTTTTCTTTTGGGTGCAGTTTTACAAATTACCATTGGCCAACGTGGGCTGATATACGCAGCCTTGATTTCGACGAATTTCAAAATTGGGGTGCGCAATCTGCCGGAAACCAGCATATATTATATTCTTTAATTGAGTGTATTCAGAGAAATAATATAAATGATTCAGACACCGTTGAGATTATGTGGTCAGCAATTAATAGAGAAACTGGATTTAAAGATGATGATTGGGTTCATAACAGAGGAGCATTGGAAAAAAGTGTAAGTTTCATTAATAATGATTGGTTTAATGACAGAAAACAAACGTCAGACACTAAAGGATATACGTTAATTACTATATCATTAATCGAAGCTGTTAGAAAAATCTTAGACGGAATCGGATGTAGATATAAATTTTATTCTATGTCCCCGATCGTTAGTAATGAGCCAGAAATGTCAGATATTAATACCTTGTATCGAGAAACAATTGAACTAGTTAGTCCTAGTGTATTTGAGATAGTTTACAAGGAAGATTGGAATTCTAGGCCAGATATTAATGTAGTAAGATCTAAAGCAACAGAAGCCCAGTATAAGAAACAACATTTAGCAGAAGTATACCATGAGTGTGCAGGGCCGGACTGGCCTGATTTTGATGATTTTTTTAACAATAATTGTACGATTGATATTAATATAAAACAAGAACTTACAGACCTAAAATTTTTAGAGTGGAGGGATAATATTAAGCGTTCAGATACATCTAAAAAATTAATAACAGATACGCACCCTACCCCGTTAGGACATCTTGAATACTTACAACACTTTGTAGAAATTTCAAACGAACAAAAAGAATACGCAATGTACTGGGATGATATTGTTAAAAGTCAAAATGTATTTTCGTTTAATCCACAATCAAAAAGAACAGTTCGCCTGGGTAAATCTCGGTAATAAATATCATTATGACTAAAAAACTTGAAGAACTTTTTGATTTACCTACATCCGATATAGACGAACCAATGGTTTCTGACGAACCCGACGAAGAACCGCGAGTTCCGGCTACACTTGAGGGGCTTGATAATCTTGACAAGATTAATCAGGCGCTCCCGGCAGTTCGCGGCCTTGAGGCATCTGATTCAGAAATGGACGAACTTGCAAAAATGGCAACAGATACATATAAAGAATTAGTTGATCTTGGAATGAATGTTGAAGCCCGGTTTTCGTCGGAAATTTTTTCAGTAGCAAGTTCGTTATTAGGCCACGCTATAACTGCCAAGAATGCTAAGATGAATAAGAAACTTAAAATGATTGAGTTGCAACTTCGCAAAGCAAAATTGGACATGGACCGCGGCGACGAAACCGGAACTACTGCGTCTGGCCATGTTTTAGATCGTAACGAACTATTAGATAAGTTGCTGAATCCAAATAAAGACAAAGACGTATAAATATACTTAACTCAGGAGTTAAGAAATGCGCTCGCTTAAAGAATTTTTAACAGAATCTAAAAAATCATATGAATACCGCATTAAATATGTAGGTGACTTTACAAAAGAAAAGCAAGATATCCTAAAGAATATTCTTGCTAAATTCAATCCAGAATCAATTGGTGCTATTAAAACTAGTCCTGTGATGAAATGCCCTTACGATTTTCCGGATTTCGAAAACGAATCTGTAAGTTCAATGGATGTGGTATTAGAATATCCTGCATCTGTGTCACAAATCACAGAATTAGCAGCATCAAAGGGATGTGATATTAATCGATTAAAGATTTTAGATAGAAGATTTTTAGACTCGGTTGATGCAGAACATACTGCAAAAGAGCACGAAGGTGCGTTGCTAGATGATCAAGCACTTCCTGAACAAACTAAAGAACAAAAAGATGCTTCGGAAGCATATGGTAGTAGTTTCCAAAATGTAGTTAAGGATATGGAAACTCGCGAGTATGAAATTGCTGGCGGAAAGACTCCTAAGGCAACATTCAATACTGATGCAAAAGACAACTCAAAAAGCCCAGTAGGAAACTAATAGAAAATGGAAAACATTTATACTATTCTCGAATCATTAAATCGTGTCAACGAAGGACCATTTGATGAGTTAACTAAAAAAGCAAAAGGGTTGTTAACAAAAAAATCAGAGGAAGATACCGACACGGATTCAGACTACAGTCAAGATATTGAAGATCTAGAACGTCAGAATAGAGAAGTTCGTCAGGGCTTATATAGACCAAAATCAAGTAACCCTAAGGGCATCGATGATTGTCATGGTGATCCCGCATGCATCGAAAAGTTTTCAACTAAACCAGAACTTAAACCAGAGCCTACTATAGATCCAGCACCTGAATGGCCAAAGAAATTTTCCCGTGCGGAACCTAATTTAATGAAAGTATTTGGATATTATCCGTATGCCGCTGCTGGTATTGAATTACTTAATTATATTCTACAAAATAGTCGTCGATGGTTATCTGCTTATCCAGGTGACGCCATTGGCGAATTAATGCAAATTATTATGAATGTTAGTTCAGTGTGGCATGATAGTGTAGCAGATAAAAAGAACGATACTATCGAAATTGATGGCCCGGGGCCAGGAGCGCAACAAGGATATACTTATTATATCCCAAAACCAGATGATCTTAAAAGATTAGCAAACGTAGTTATTCGTAGAGCAGGCACTCCTGAACAATTAATGGGCATTGATGAATCATTGGAGATAACTGAAGAAACAAACGACGAGCTTGTTGAATTAATTGCTCGTGAAGCCTATATTAAAATGCCAGAAATTTTTAAGGCTCACGGAGATGAATATATTATGAGTTTAATCGATGAGGTTGCAGCCAACTATGCCAATGGAGATGCTAGCATAGAGGAAATGCTATATGCATTAGCAGAAAAAATTGACGGCGCTGAGTCTGGAGGAATCCACGAAGGAGCTGCAACTGTATTCAGCGATCACGCTGGACATCATTTAAAAAATGCTGACGGCGAAGTAGTGCAGAGTTTTGATAAAACAGCAGAAGGCTTACGTGCAGCACGTAATGCACTATACGCAAACTATAATGTACTAAGCATGGAAAAACCTAAGGAAAGTACCATGAATGAATTTGAAGATAAATTTAATACTGCTCTTAATGAGTCCTTGACTGTTAATACAACAGCAGGTACAGATCAGCCAGATACTGTTAATGTCACTGCAACCGATGAAGATGCACATACGTTGGTAGCTATTCTTAAAGCAGCAGGCCTGCCGTACAAAGAACAAGAAGCGAAAATCGTTGCTGCAACACCATGCGGTGAACAGGTCGAAGAAGAATATGCCAATGAGCCAGACGAAAAAACTATGTCTACAGACTTTATGGTTAACAAACTAGCAGGTGGATTAAATCGTCAAAAACAACAGTTTAAAAAAGAATATCCTGGCGACAACCCAATGGCTGTAAATGAAGAAAACTTAATGCGTGGTCTATGGGACCTGTATAAAAAGGTGTAATTTTATGGATCCTATCTACAAGATTTTAGAAAATTTAGAATCTGTAAGTAAAGAAGAAATTACAGAAGCAACAGATGAGACACGTTATCTTGTTGCTATCGAAATGTATATGTATGCTAAAGATGATAAAGATATACAAAGGCAAGCTCAACACTTTGCTGATCAATTGAAAGCAAAATACGATAATCAAGCGGTAGTAATGTCAATTTATGAACAGCCGTTTGCTACAATGGGTAGTCGTAAACTGTTCAATAAGTTTGAAGATTAATGAAAAAACTTACGGATTACATTTCTAATTTTAACAAACCGCGCATCGGTGATAGCGTGGTTATTAGTGTTAACAACGAGTATGTAATTGAAAGCAAGATTACAGATGTAACAGACGGTATTGCAATTGTAATGGATGCTGCTACAAACGAAGTGTTAAAACACGCTATTGCCAACGAAGCAAAAGGTAAAACGGTAGTAGATTTTGACCGCATTGGACGTTACAGCAAATGGGGTCGTGCGTTACTTAACGTGTTAAAATATTCGCACAATCCAAAAGTAATGGACAAACACCAAACCGGTAACGATATAGTCCTTATTATTCAGGATCATATTTTAAATCAAATTTTAGAAAAAGAAGGAACCGGCGTTACATCAAACCAGATTGCGTTATACGCTAAAGCAATCCCAGAGTTAGACTATCAATGGGCACCGAAAAGTAAACAACACGTTATTACTATCCCAAAGGATCTAAAATTAGCTGCTTTTCCTGGTATTAAGGAAGTTAGTGAAAGCCAACTAACATTTGAAAATGGAAATTGGCATTTAAAATATCAAACAACTAAAACAGTAGCTTCTATTGTTAGCGAAACAAAACAACATTTTAAAGAAGTACTAAGCGAAGCAAAAGTAGGAAAAATGCCACTTAATTATTGGGAAGCAAACCCTGGATCAGTTTATACGGCAGACAAGTACTACGACATGTATCGTGCTAGCATGATTATTGCTAGACTGCCAGAAGACCCAAAAGATATTGATCCGTGGAGTTGGATTAACAACTCTCCAATGATGGTTACATATACTCCAGAAGAATACGAAATGGCTAAAAAAGCATTTGGCTTTATGGGTATTCCGTTTGGACAACATGTTCCTCCGGGAAGCGACGAACCGGATGCAGTTAACAAAGTAAGTCCTACTACTAGCTTCAAAGGATATAAAGGCGCCCAACGCCGATCTAAATAAGTATCTATATGAATAAAACTTATTGTGCAGCACCGTGGCACGGGCTACACATTAACCCAACGGGTGATGTAAAAACATGCTGTGCCGGTGATCCAAATATGCTCGGAAATCTCAATACCAGGAGTATTGAAGAAATTTTACAGAGCAGCGCAATGAAAGAAATACGTGCAACCTTACAAACAGGGCAGATGCACGAACAATACTGTTATAATTGTATTCAAGCCGAACGTTACGGTCGTAGTGAGAGGCACTGGCATAATGACATTAGTGAAGATTTTGATAGCTCTGCTGCGGAGTTGAATTATCATAGACCTGTGTTAATTGATGTTCGGTGGAATATTACTTGTAATCAATCTTGTAATTATTGTAACGATAAGTGTAGCAGTAAATGGGCAGCATTATATAATATCCCGTTTAGATCACAAGTAAGACCATATTATCAACAAGTTCACAATTATATAGAACAACACCAGGGGTGGATACGAGAAATAGCACTTGTAGGCGGAGAACCATTATTATTGCCTGAAAATGAATCCATATTGGATATTATTCCGGATGGAGTAAAAATTTCTCTTATTACTAATTTTAGTGTAGATTTAGAAAAGAACAAAATTTTCCAAAAGTTAAAGAACAAAAGAAATGTCAGTTGGAGCCTAAGTTTTGATAACATCAAAGAACGTTATGAATATGTTAGGTATGGTGGCAAATGGGATCAAATTGAACAGAATATTAAACATTTAGCAGAAATACACGGACACACAGCTAGTGTGCATGCTGTGTATAATTTGTACAACTGTACTCGGTTAAACGAGATTACTTCTTGGGCAAAAGGAGTTAATCTAAATGTTGAATGGGCAAGTCTATATCAACCGGAATGTTTAGATCCATTAAAACACAACAAAGAAGTTAAAAGATTAGCACAAACAGAGATAGAAATCTTACTTGAAAGAAATGATTTAATCGACAGCGAACGCAATTTCTTTGAAACAGCACTAAATAATTTTAACGGTGCTGAAGAACAAGACGAAGTATTAAAACTCGCACAGCACATACATGATATAGAGACACTATATCACTCTGATAAAGCAGGCCACTTTCTCAAATTATGGCCTGAACTGGCTTGTGCCTTAGGACCATTATAGGCACGGCTTACGGCAAAATCCGTAGGCGTCTGGTGCTAGCTACCCAGAAGCAACTCTCGCTACCATTGCTTTT